TTGGAGTTGAAGTGGGAACAGGAGCATCTGTCTAATGGTAGATACACTCTTGAAATGGTCAGAATTGATGACAAAGTCAGGGAAGTCATTACTGAAATCAAGCTTGAAGAAGCTAAAATTGCACATAGACAAAATGTTGTTGAAGGTGCGGCTCCACAAGTTTCTGTAGCTACTTAATCAAAAGCTACATTGCTGAAATGCATAAATACCTTAGGATCTCTTGCACTCTATTAAAAAATAACATATAATTTTACCACTATACAAAAATAAAAACTTAAATGTAGACGCGTATAGTCGACATCCCTAGGGACTACATTTATATATTCTAGGAGGAATATAATTATGGCAAACACAACGTTTAATGGACCGGTAAGAGCAGAAGGTGGATTTAAACAAATCTCTAAAAATGCAACAACTGGTGCTATCACAGATCAATTAACTGTTGATTCAAGTGGTAACTTAGCTCAAACAGCTGGTGTTAATAACTTAATAACTGATGTAGAAAACTTAACTGCAGCTACTAAAACAGTAACTGCTGCTGACACAGGAACTACATATTTATTAAACAGAGCTGGTGGTATTGTAGTAACTTTACCAACTGCAGCGGCTGGATTACAATATAAATTTATTATTGGTACAACTTTTACAGGCACTTTTTCAATTGATGGTGCTAGTGCTAATGATATCTTTACAGCTGCATCTACAATCATTATTTCTGATAAAGATGCACCTGGAACAGTTAGCTTAAAACAGTTTCACGCTGATGGATCTGATGACGATAAAATGGTTATGGACGCTGATACAAAAG